ATCTCCTTAGTGATTGGAAGTGTCGACATTTCCAATTACAAGTGTGGCTGTTACGAGCTATTTTGTAACACTAAACTTTACTTTTATCCAAAGAAGATGTTGGATGTTGATTCTACTTCTGGCATAACGAGGTCTGAGGTTAAAGAACAGGCAATAGACAAAGAGTCGACAAAGTCATCGTGTGCGTAGTTCTCCTTAGGAGCAGATACTGTGAAGTTGGGGCCCTTGTAGTGGACTTCTGCATCCGTCATTTGTTGGTAGAACCGCTTCCAAGTGCGAAGTCTCTTAGTTTTAGCGTGAGCTGGGTAAGACATTGCTCCACGTTGGATAAGGGCTTGAAGATGCTTAAACCTTTTGGATTGCTCTGTAGGGCTAGAAGTTAAGCTAATGACCTCTGACCTGGGTAGAAGAATCTTTAGTCTTTGGGCAACTGCATCTCCAACTCCGTTCGCGTCGACCCCCACGGCAAGGACATCGTAGTTATTGAGGAAATTAACAATTTGAAAATACTGGTCTTCCCAGTCATCTCCTTGTAGTTCCATCCAGTTAAGGACTCTATGGTCATAATAGCCAAACTCATCTGGGCGGTCCCAGTCAACCCAGACGACAGTGACAACAGTGGAGTCCATCTTTCTAGCAGGGTCGACTCCGACCACAACAGGGGTTTGATGCCAGACTTTGACGACTTCTTGAGACTTGTCGCCAAGCTCATCCAATACGGAAGACGTGACAAACATACCTCGCTCAAGAAGCCATTTGCAGTTATAAGACATCTGGAACTCATCGGAATCCTCTCCAATACGAAGCATTTCTTTTTTAATGAACTTCTGATAATTAGGGTTTACTTTAGCGACGTCTTTCCAGTCCCATTGAAAGTGATTCTGCCTTCTACCTCGTTGGGTAGATAGTCGCTTGTTTAGCTGAATAGAGCGGTAGAAGTTGTTCTTACTGGTAGTTGGGGTTCCCGTCTTTATCATCGTCCCTGCGTAGTACGCCAGCATCGGAGATATGGACTTAGAGACTACAAAGTCGTCTGCCTCTTGGCACTCGTCTATGACAATAACGTGGAACGACTTAGACTCGATTTTTGCCCGAGGGTTAGCTGTCATCATGGTAAGGGTTGACCCGAGCCTCTTAAGACGAATCTGCCTAGTCACACCGCCTACTTTAGCGGCCTCGTCATCAATCTCAGGGTCTCCCAATACTTCACGAGCTCGCTCAGAAGTCAGGAAGTTTACTGTACGGCCAAAAAGGGTTTCAGCCTGGGACTCTGTAGGAGCAAACATTCCTACCCATAGCCCGTCTTTATACTGTCCCAGAAGGTCTGGGTAAATCTTTGACAGCAATGGAAGTAGGACCATTAGAGTAGAAAGAGTTGCCGAAACAATCTCTGTCTTTCCAGACTGACGAGATGCCAGTGCAGTAATCTCTTCACCACCACCTACAATGACTGCTTCAATGACACGCCTAGCCAAATGCTGCTGGTAATCGTGCAAAGGATGTCCAATAAGGACTTCCATAAATCGCATGATTTTGTCAACTATTTTACTAACGAAGTCTTGACTAAGTTCATCAAGTGCGTCTTCGCCGTCTAGGTCTTCGTCTTCTTCTTCGGAGTCTCTCTGATAGTACTCAGGATTGATTTCCTCAAATTGGTCGTAGTCAACGAAGGAGTCTTCGTTACTCATCTACGGGTCTTCAACTCCGTGGTTATTGCAAGAAGGGCTTCTGCACCTGTGTGAGCCTCCTCTAGGAGAAACTCTTCACGATTCTTTTCCCAATGAGTAATGTTCTTGCCCAACACAAACAATGCGTTTTCCGCCCAAAGGACTAGCTCAGTAGTCGAAATCTTTGCTACTCTCTCCACCAGCTTCTTCGGGAGCTGGGGTCCAGCCTGCTTCTTCCGTGAAATCATCATAACTCGCTATTCTCCATTCGGTGGCCCGCATTAATGCTTCGTCTTCGTCCTCTACTCTACCCGTCCACTTACCAAGTACGAGGGCTTTACGGAAAGGCATTTTAAAAATAAGCGGTTCTGAAGTTCGGAAAGGCTCATTAATTTCTTGAGTCCAGCCCCTGACGGCTATCTTTCTGCCCCATTGAGCGGGGAAATGGATGTACTGCACGAAGTGTTGTGCTCCAACGTCATGAATCTTAGGCATAGTAGTAGGGGTGTCAGCTTCCTCGCTTGGGGGGTTTCCCCAGCTTAGCTTGTTGTTTTGAGTAATACTCGCGGTTCTGGGCTTTTTGTAAATTCGGCTGCTGCTTTGGACGTCGGTTTTGCTGAGATGAGCCTGTCGTCTTATCCTTAGCGAGTACCTGAGCAGCCCTTGCAATTCGGTAGTATTCTTGTTGTGCCCTAGGGGTAAGCCGAGTGATGTCTGCGGGACCGTGTCCCTCGTACCTGAGAAGGTCTCCGTCACCACGCCCCTTATTGTGATAGGCGTTATTTAGGAAAGGGCCTTTTGTAATAGATTGACTAAACTTAATCCACGCTTCACTCGGTATTCCGTAGTAGTTCCATGCAGTTCCATCACGAAAGATAACTGTAACAATTCTGTTTTCTTCATCGTAACCAGCCGCTACAGTGCGGGGCCGACGGAAATTGGTGGTAGAAGTAGGAATGTCCGTTAATACGGCATTCTCTTTTCTACCAAAAATGCTGGCACTTCCCTTATAGTTGTCCCCTGTGTAGTAGTCCTCAGGCTTAGAAACAGGGTCGTAGTAGTAGTCTGCGAGTTCTTCCTGTGTAAACCCTAACTTCGTAGCGGTTGCCGTGGCACGGTCCAAACGAGACTGAGCAGCCGCAACTTGCTCAGGGGTAGAGTTTCTTGAATCGAGTACGTCTCTGACATTACGCAGGTCCGCTAGCACTGCTTTGGCAGATGCGAACTGCCCTGTCTTTGGGGTGCCTTCTCTGTAATTTATAGGCAAAGGAGCGAACGGAGACTCAAACTCTTTTGCCCTTGCTCGTTCGGCTCCAAGCTGACGAGCTACCCTACTGCCAATACCAAATTGGTTTCTTCTAGGGTCTGAGGCAGACAAAGCCGCCCCTGTCCTAGGGGGAACACTTCCTGGAGAGATAGCTTTAGCCATGGCTCTAGTATAAAGTTAACCCCCGCCCATGTATGTATGAGCGGGGGTTACTGTCACTTTTGCTTAGCTAGCGTAGTAAGGGGTGACGGTGATTGTGTCACCTTCAATTACATTATCGGCACCAGGTGCGACGCTCTGGGTGACAATCTTGCCAGCCTTAGCGACGACCTTGGCGGTGCCAGCATCTGAGGCACTTGCAACGTCATCATTGGTCTTAGCAAATACCAAGGTAGAACCAGTGGTTCCAGTAATCAGCGTGAAAGTACCGTTGAATACAACGTTGCTGAGACCAGCGATAACTACTGAGTCACCAACTGCAAAGCCGTGGGCTGCTGCAGTAGTTAGGGTAGCTACGTTGCTGGTTAGAGCTACATTGCTAACTGCTGGGGTGTAAGCAGATGCGGTAGTGATGTCGGCGGTCAAGTACCCCGCGTCAATCAAAGACCGACGTGCAGCCGCGACTGTAAGTCCAAGTACGCTAGGTACAACGAGATTGCCTAGACCTTCACCTGGAGAGTTAGGGGTATATAGGGGGAACCCTCCCCAACCAGCTAGATAAGCTGCGTGGTTGTCTAGGTTTGGGTTAAGTAACGTTCCACCATTTTCAAGGCGAACGTCGTTAGGTTGTGGTGGGAGGTTGCCCCACACGTGGTCTACTACGATGTTTCCACCATCGTCAAGTAGTCTGCCATTTTCATTTACTGCCATTAGTTTTCTTCCTTACATTCATGAATGTCTAATTCGTCCTCGTAGAGGACATCCCCGCAGACCTTGCACTTAAACATGCGTAGGTCATCCCATGCTTCGTGTAAAGAGTCCGAGTGTTCGTCGCTTTGTACCACCCTCGTTTGGGCTAGCACCTCGGGTGGAAAAGGTCCTAGGGGTCTACTTGCGTATTCTGGAACTGCGTGTCCCTGAATAGCAAACTTTCTAACTATCCCCATCTGTATCCTCGACAGTTTCGTCTGTGGTGATTTCAGCAGGAGCAGTGGCTTTTTTCTTAGAAGGCTTTTTAGGAGCAGGTACTTCTATAAAAGATACCAGTAAAGATGCTGCAGTTCTTCCCTTTAAAAACTTAGGGAGGTGAACCGCACAGTAAAGGAGCTTTACAGTCTCACTGATGTTGTACTGAAGTTGTGCGGTGCTTGTGCAGTTTGAACATGTAGTCATTAGATTCGCTTTCCTGAGAAGCTGGCGATTCCAGAGGAGGACCGTCGGCCGCCTGGGCCCGCTGAGGTAGTCGCTCCACGATTTAGGCTTCCCATTTGAGTCTGGGCTCGCCTTTGACCGCCACTTAGCTTCTTTACCTGTGCGGCAGACATTCCTGAATGCCCTTTATAGTTAGACCAAGCAACTTGCTCTTGTGCTGAGATGTTATTGGCTTTATTTTGAGCAGCCTTATCACTTAGGCCACGCTCGTAGGATGCTTCGTCAGTCCTTCTTTGATTAGCATCTTCGCCAGCCTTGTTTTGAGCCTTAGCTCTATTAACTGCAGTAGCCCCTTTGACAAACTTACTTACGGCACCCGTAATTATCTGACCAGCCATGCCTTCTTGCACGCTGTACTGAGGTTTTGCACTTGGTAACATACTTACAGTTTACCTTCTAGCTTAGTAATACGCTTTTCTAACGACTGAAACTTGTTGTCGCCTTTTTCAATCCTATCTTCAATGCGGTCTACCGCATCCTTAAGGGAGCTTCCCCCATTATTAGATAACTGACCGTCAATCTTATTAAGTCTTTCCATAACTCCAGGGTCTCTGTCCCTACCGTCACGGCCTGTGGTTCCTGCCCAATCGTGCATAAAGTTCTCCCACGCGGCCATTGCGGCGAAGAGCCTTCTAAAAAGGGGAGAAAGTAGTTGCTTAATAGCAAACAGAGCACCTACTACCACAGTGATGCTGGCAGCGAGGGTTAGGATTAAAGTCATTTCTGAAGACATTTATAAACAGGTCCTAAGGTAAGTTGCAGGTATCTACTATTGTGGAGTATGATAGCTGATACCGCACCCGATACTCGGAGAACTTATGCAGACACTTTTTGTCTTGTTTACTATTTTTGTAGTTTTTTGCACATTCTTTATGTTGTTTTTGCAGTGGCTGTCCCAAGGTTCAAAGGACCCGTTTGCCAAAAAGCTACGCACTATCGGATGGATAGGCGTAGCTTTAGGGTACCTAGTTATCTCATTGGGCCTTTTCGTATTGCCCATCTTTTAGTATTTGGACCACCACTAACAGACTCCCCAGCCTGTCCCCTACCTGGAGACGCCCAGCTAACAATACTTGGAATCTCAGTTGACTTAGGCCATTGAGGCCCTAATGTGGGAGAGTACTCCTTAGGAGTCAGCTTTTGATTATTAGGGGCTAAGTTTTTACGAGGAAGCATACGTGGGCTCACGAGTGCTCCTAGTCTTCTTTAGGGCTAGTTACAGAGATGATAGAAGTTAGCACCGACAGTAGGGCTGCTCCACCAGATATACTAACTAGGGTTACGTAGTCAATAGTTAGCAATCCAATACTCCCAGTTCCCAGCACAGCCACTGCGGCCTGTGCAAATGTTTTGATGGCTCGTTCTCCCGCAAAACTCCAGAACTTCTTAGTCAGAATAGTCATTATGGCTCCATTTCGTTGTTATTAGGTTTGTATAGTTTTACATCTTCAAATGTAGCAATCGCTGTGTAGGCGGTCAATATAATGCTGATAAGAGATACCCCGCCTGTAATAAGGGCAACACCTACACCGTGCATGTCGTTTAGAAAAGTGAGGCCCCCAAATATAACCATGGCAAAGCCTAGGCGGTAGGCTCCAAAGATTAGAGTCCTACGAAATTTCCAGCTAGGACCTTGTGTGGCCTCAGACTCTTCCTTTAAAAAGAACACTGCATTTAGGATAGATTTCATAGCTCCCTCTTGGAACAAGAGCACACTGTGACTAGGTTATCTTGGATTAATTTCTTGAGGTCTACTTTGACAGAGGTTGGACCGAAAACACCTTTAAGTGTCCGTGATGCAGTTCCATGAAGGTGGGAGCCAGAGCTTCCAGAGCCCGTGTTACCGATAAACGCCATAACCTGCCCAGCTTCAACCTTGTCCCCTACTTTCTTACGTATAGGAACATGGGCACCCTCAACTTTAGGTCCTTTGCAATTTATCCCGTGTCTGCCACAGGATACATGGGAATAACCTAAATACCATATTTTCTTGTCTTTATCCATGGCCGTTTGAACAATTACCCAGCCGAGGACATCCGACCACTCAATGAGCTTTATCGTGCCTTTAGCGATAGAAGGTATCTTGACTTTACCAAGGTTAGAGCCTGCAGGTGCCCAGTCAGTCCCTGAGTGAGGCTGCATGTTGTTTTGCCGACGAAAGGCGGACATAGTCCCGTATTCACCTGTGACAGTGATTTCAAGAAATGGCATAATCCAAGACATACTTTTCCTAACCTGTTTCTTCTATTGTCGTTGATTTCGAGATTGATACAGGCGTAAACGCATAATCGCCTACTCTGGGGTGCTTTAGTTCCATCATGTACCACCAAACAAACTCAGAGTAGTCTTCACTACTGAGCTTGTGGTTATGCTCTTGCTCCCATTGGTTTGCTGCAAAGTCAGCTTTAGAGAAAGCTTCTTCATTGGGGATATTCAAGGAACGTCTCTTTCGTAGATTGACTAGTGAGTTCTACGCAGTAAAGAGGGCTAGTTGGAAAGGCCGCCAAATCCTGCGTTAAAGACCCTATCTCCAGCACTTCTGTCAACAGTGCGTTTAGAAGTAGTGTTAGGACCAGTGCTTAACGCGGCATAACTGCTTGGTGTGCCATTGCTGTTTTGACGTGCACTTAGTACTGACGCCCCCCGAGGAGTGTTAGGGACTGCCCCTAGCTCCTTTAAAGCAGTAGCTAACTCTGTGTTGTTCCAAGCGTCTGAAGTCATTCTTCTCCTGAGATAGAAAGGTCGCATTGACGTTTATCACGTCCGTACAAGACAGCTGGGACGTTGCTGCTCACAGGTACATTTTCCCATAGAGTGGTGATGTTGGGGTGCTAAAGCTCTCCCTCGTGGATTCGAACCACGGGCCTTAGAGTTAACAGCTCTCTGCTCTGCCGCTGAGCTAAGGGAGAAAGTTTTATACTGAAACTAAGCGGCGTTTATTCTTATCAAACATCTTGGGCCGCTGCTTAGAGGCCTTGCCGCTGTTTCTTTTATCGTTACTTGTTTTAGCCATTAGCTTTTACCCCATCCGCCGCCCTTGAAAGTGACCGCACCTAGTGAGAATTTCTTGCGTCTCGGTTTAGAGCACGTCCCACATAGTATCACAGGGGACTGGTCAATGGGATGTGAAATATCCACGGTACTGTCGCACTCTTTACAGACGTACTCGTAGGTAGCCATGGTTCTCCTTTCCAGGTGGGCTGTGGGGGAATTGCACCCCCATGTGGTCAGAAAGGAATTAAAGACCCCACGAAACGCTAGTCAGCCCTTAAAACAGTGGCAAGTACAACCAGAAGTCGTAGTAGAAGATTTGGTTAGTCATAATCGGATAACCGAAGTACTTGCCACTGTTTAGTTTTAAAGCACTACTTCGTCAGAGCCACCAATAACTGCTGACGATGCAGTAGACCCAGTATAGTCAATAAAGTTTAATATTGCAGAAATTGAGTAATAAGACACGTCAAAGAAAGTAGAAGTTTGAGAAAGCAAGTCTCCTGGGTGACTGACTTTATCTGAGCCGTACACGTCTTCTAGATACTGCTGCAGAGCTGGGGCAAACACTTCTACGAAGTCTGCTGGTGCCATGTGAGGAAAGTGAGTCATTATTTATCCCGTCTATAAATGGTTGTTAATAATCGTTTATTGAAAGTGCTGTGGCTGCTGTTAACCCTGACCGCAACATAAGGTGAGGGGATTTAGTCCCCGACACAACTTCGTCCGAAGTAACGCCGCTAACCACCGTGAGTTGTGAGGCCCTGCACCTCATGAGGACTGCGTATAGCTTCCTCAACTCCAGCCTTACCCTACAACACACCTCAAGCTGTGCGGTGCCAAGCTACTACTCTAGAATTCGCTTGGAGGGAGTATGAGCGTCATAAGAGAAGTAAAACGACCTCAGGGACTTTATCCTTGCTACTGGCGTTATTATACAGAAACAGGAAGAGTAAGTCTATCTAGAAGCTCATCTATTGGCTCTAATGCAAATTGTGGAATCCACCAGGCATCTGGTCGCCCGTTTCCTGGGTTGTCGTAGTAATACTCCTGCTTAGCGTCAGACCCGTGAATGAACCCTTTTATGTCGTAGGTAGGAGCTTCTCCTGTGACCAGTACGTAAAAGTAGTCTGTGTGGTCAGCAGGGCGGATGATTAATCGATATCCATCTTCAGTAGCCCAACGTACCTGAACTTTGTCAGCCACATCTGCTCCCTTGAAACCTTTGCCAGCACCTGCACTGTAGAATACGTCCAGTACTTTAGAGACCACAAGCTCAGCACAGTAACCTTCAATGTTCTCGGTCCAACCATTGCCTTTAAAACCATGATTGTTTTTGCGTTCGTTCCTAATTGCGTCAATGCCACGGTGAACTGCTATTGCAGCGGCCATAGCAATCTCTTCAGAACTTAGTGTTACTTTCATGAGTATTCCTTTTACTGTTCGTTTCTAATGAGTCGATAGTAACTTCTATGTTAATCATTGCCCCAACAACAACGGAGCTGTCGTACTCTTGAAGAGGAAGACGTCGTACGGTATCGAGAGCTTTGTATAAGTGCCCTAATGCTTCTTCTAATGTGCTGAATTTCATTCTTCGCTCTCAAAGTCCCAGATAAAGTCTTCGGGGTTTCCTACACACTTAGTGTAGTCGCTACCGCCATCAATAGAGATAGCTTTACAATGGCATGAAATAAAGTGATGACGATTTGTAGAGGCGATGACGTCTAAGCACTTAGCACACATTACTTGAGGTCCTGGGTTCATGTGTCAAGCATAGCACTCTAAAAGAGGTGGTTTGGGTTTTTTCGTTTTCTAGCAGGTTCTTCAGGAGTTGGGGTCACTTTACCCAAAAGCTCAGAGCGGGAGTTGTCGTACCTAGCGGGAACAATTCTTGGAAGGTCAACCCTAACAGGGAACTTATTAAACTGACCTGGGTTAGTCATACGTTCAAACTCGGCTTCGTGTGCTTTGCGAGCTTTCTCACGGTCATCGTGTGCGGCAGCATCAAATCCCATTGGGTCCTCTATCCTTCATTAAGTTCAAGTATCTACCATAGCAGCATTCCCAGCACGGTAAGTTTTTTCGATAGAAGTCTTTTTTTCACTTCTCGTGTCAAAAGGATAACGTTATCGGGATACTTTTGACATTTGGCAAATCTAGCCTAAAAATGACCTCGTAGAACGGCGGCTAACGGACTTTGACGATGTACCACGGGTGATTGCATCAAAACAAAGGTAAAAGCCCCCAGATTGTCTCTGAAGGCTTCTGAAGGCTATGTGGTTACTTTTGGCTATTCATGACCCACAACTTTGAAGCCTTTACGACTTCTTACCTCATTTGGCTTCTTAGAAGGGGTGTAAAGTGTCTCATCTGACTCAAAAGGTTCCACTCTGTGGATTGTCCCCTTACCTCCACCGAAGAATCCTTCGGCGTATGCACGAGCTTTGTCAATGTCAGGAGTTGCTGAGGCTTCGCCCTTATTTGTACGGACTACTTCACCGATAGGAATAGTGGCAGGTGAACCGTGGTACAGGATTACTCCTTCACCACTACCTGCAGTGCGACGATGATTGTATGGAATGGCCATGACTTATCCTAAAGAGCTTCTGGCTCTTCTACATTGAGACGGTGCATAGTTACATTCCTAGTTGCTCTGACATCTGAGTTCTGCCATGTCCAACATTGACCATCACGGTCATTGAAGCAAACCCATTGAATGTTGTGTTCAGGGCCCATGTCAATTAGGAAGTGAGCTAGTGCTGACCCCTTGGGAGTCATGAATGGTAGTGGAGGGTTTAACTGAATAATCAAAAGTTATTCTTAAAACGCCCCTGTTACTTGCCGTACTGCCCTGGAGCGACCTTGACAGGGTTTCTTTTTATAAATTCTTTGTAGCTAGCTGCTTCTGTATCATTTAGAGGGCTTCCAAAACCACCTGTAGTATGCCCACTTGGGTGACTAACTCTTATCTCTACAGGATGCCCCATGCCAGTCGCAATGTGGTCGGCGTGCTTCTCAGCATGCTCGACGCTTGCGTGAAGAGTTGCAGGAGAGTTGCCACGCTGCATTTGAAGTCTAAAGGACCCGTCATGCGGACTGGTATGGTCTCCTTGTGCACGGTTAGGGTGAGTTCCTCTGTCAGGTACGTCCATTAGTTGTTACCCATCTTTTCAGCCCGTAGTTCGTTCTTTACGTTCTCAGAAGCAGCTCTTTGGGAAAGCTCCGCGTGAATACTCTGAATGGCTTGGTGAGCCATGTTACTGACCTGAGGATACTCTTTGCTTGGGTCTGTGCCCTGTTCCATTCCGTAGCCACCCTGACTGTTCCCCTGAACGTCATTCTCGCCCTGCTGGCCAGCTACGGACCTGTACTTGGCCATGGCCATGTCATTAGGAAGTAAGTCTTTGTGCTCAATAGCGACTACGTTGCCGCTTCTTTTATCGTGGAATAACATATTTGTCTCCTAGCAATCTTTGAACTGAGTAGAATTAAGTGCCTGGTGCTTTTCAGCCATGCGGTCCTTGCGTGCGAGCAGTCCGCCACCCACTGCACCTACGACCGCTCCTACACCAGCAGCCATCAAGGCGTTTCCTGGGGATGAGCCATCGTGGGCTCCCATAGCTGCACCAGCCATAGCTCCCATAGCCGCAGAGTTTGTCGGCAAGGAATCAATCATTTTTAAATTCTTCATGACTAGATTCTCCCACGCAAACGTATTTTTTTCTCAGTAATCGCTTTATAGCCCTGTTTTGTTTCTCTGGGGGTTTGGAACTATCTTTCTACGGGGGACTGTTTTTCTTACGGTATCTTTGGCTCCGTTGACCGTGGAGGCCTCTTTTTTGACAGCACCTGAGGTTTGAGCAAGATTGCCCCTGCTGTAATCGCCACCCTTGACACCGCGAGGGCCACCATACATGCCCTTGGCTTTTTCAGGGCTCATGCCGACATTTAATACTCGATTGCTAGAACGTTTCATTTTTCGTCTCCGTACGTGTCGATGGGTTTAGTTATTGCGACGTTAGTGTTTCCCCTTGTAGTGGGGAGTTGCTTCTTAAATAGCTTCTCTGCTTTAGGGGTCATGTCTCTACCTGTTTGAGGTGCTTCACCTCCGTGGTTAAGTGCAACACCAGTTGCGTGAAGGATTAAGGAAGCCAAACCTGCTCTGTGCTCCTTGTTCACATAAAGGTGCCCAACATGTCCGTCATCGTAGTGTTGCATCTCCCCTGCCCACTTACGGTCTCCTCTGGTGTACATAACCGAGTGATAGACGCCATTTTCTGGGTTGTGATGACTGCCTGTGGTGAATCCGTAGTTCTCTCCGAAACGAGAGTCAATACGCTGCATTTTGCCAATAGCAGCTAGATGCTCGTCAAATTGTTTACCTAGGTTGTCTGGGTGCATTAGTAGAAATCCTTTTTACGTCTAGGCAGTGTGCCTCCAACAGAGTTAGCCCAAGCATCTCCAGCGTCAGTTCTATTCTGGCTGTGTTGAGGGGCAGGGACGCCTTTAGTGGTAGACGCAACCTGTTGGGCTACGGCGTACATTTGAGTAGCGATGCCCTTGCCTTGGTGCTCTCCGTGGACTAACACGTCTTTAATCTTACCAGTACGTGGGTGCCAGTAGAAATGCCCTACATCACCGTGTTCTGGGTGGGTGGCTCTGACTGAGAGTGTCTCGCTGTTTTTCCCATCGCCGTACAAAGAGGAATAGATAGGTCCTTCATAAGAAACGTTGTAGCCATTAAAGTCTGAGTTGTTTCTAGCCATCAGGGGAGTTCCACATTTGTTCGGTGCATGGTTATGTTAGGGGTGTTTAGCGGCAGTGGTGGGTTTAGCTGGAGAATCATGCATCTATTGTGTCATAGCTGCAGGGGCGATTTAAGGGTAAAAATGAGAAGGGTGACCTCCTGGGATAAACAGCTGTAAGTGAAAAGGGGATAACAGCTACAACTCGACCAGGAGGCCACCTGAGTAAATGGTAGCACATGCCATGGCTACAAGGAGGTTTTAAGAGAACCCGTGAATGTGCTTCCAGATAGAAATCATGTAGATTTCTGCATCTTCTGGGTCTTCGTACTTCTGGGACATCTCTTCAATGGCGGCAATCAAGTCAGCCTCTGGCAGGTGGGTGACATAGTGCCATAACTGCACTAGGTCGTCATCCATGAATTTCATAACATTATTATAACGTTACAGGGGCGTTTTATACGTAGAATTTGACATTCTTGACCCTCTTGGCTACTTTAGAGTGTTTTTAGGGGGTCCAACCCTACCTTTCCGCAGTTTTAGGCCACTTTGACAACTGAAACCGAAGAAGAAAGGCTACTGCCTCAACTGAAATAGCAACAACCGTATCTCCAACCTGGGGATAAGGTGGCACTTTTGCGGTTGAATCGGTGGCTCATGATAATCTTCGAATTAGTTGCGAACGGTCACTCATGGAAACTATCCGCAGGAATTCAGAATTCCACCCCGTAGGGGTATCTAGCGTGGCGTGTCTACTTACCGCCCAAAACGCTATTCGCTTGCGTGTCTGGCGGGCATCGCTTTATGCGGTGTCCGCTTGTGTATGAGCGGTGGCACGCCCCCCCCCCCCCATTGTGTGCCCCCGTTCATGCTCGAGTGTTGGGCAATTCCGCCCTTCGCTACACACGCATAACGATTGGATAACGATTATCATGGCAATTACTCTCACCCGTAACGGAGTTACAACCGCACACACAGTGCACCCTGAGAACACGCCCCGTAAGGCGGTATCGCTACACACTCGTGACCTATCCAAGGTCATGGTCAAGGTGGCGTCCCTAGGTGGAGTGGAGCTATCCCTAGCCCAAGTCCTAGCACAGTTTCAGGCACACTGGACACTGGCACGCAAGGAGTCTGGAGCATGGGAGAACAACTACTCCACGAGCATCATCACAGAGTGCAAGGACATTATGCGAGCTCATGGCGTAAGCATGACCGACAAGGGCACTATCAAGCTGGCTAAGAAGGTCAAGTAGTCACTTAGGCTACTGTTCGCAAGCAAGTAAGCCCGTCTATGTGCATGACCAGGTCAGGTGCATAGGCGGGCTCTTGTTATCAGGTGTGAGAGCCCTAGATGTTATAAAGCTTGTATGCCCATGTGGCTTGCTAGGTTCTTGGTTCCTAGCAAGTCTTGTGGGTAGACAACTTCGTCTACCTAAGCCAAAGTCCATAGGAGGAACTCATGGCAAGCAACATCCCAAGCCCCGCAGACATAGCAAGGCTTAGCCACAAGAGCATCGTGTTCGTAAAGGACACTCCAAAGACACAGCTCACTCTCTCTCTCTCTATTGGAGAGCGTATACCTGAAGCTCTCTTAGTAGCTCTTCAGAAGTAGTTCTAGGGGGGCGAAAGCCCCCCTAAGACCCCCCACAGCGGGGGCGTTCTTATGCAAGCCTAACGAAAGGAAAGACAATGCCTAGATGCATCATCTGCAACACCACACAAGCCATAGTTCACTCAGGTGTAGACGCTCTACTCCTAGGAACTCCCCAGATGGTAGAGAAAGTTTGCTACCCATGTGCAAAGAAAGAAGGAAGCAAGTGACCATAGACAAGAACAACGAAGGAGCGTGGCGTATAAGCGACATCATAGGTGGCTATCTAGTCACTAGGGTGTATTACTTTTACACCAAGCGTGAAGCTGTAAGCCTATTCAAGGAGGAGACACAATGAGCACAACAGAAGTGTCCTACGAAGACAAGGAATTGTGCGAGGTGTACAAAGGAGAGATAACTACTTTCTTGTTGAGGTATTTCAGATACATACCCCATTACCTAATCACAGAACAAATGTGGGAAGACGCCGAGAGTAACTTATTCAAGCTAATCAAGGAAGAAAGAGAGGAAGGCTAATGCCTAACAAGGAAGCCACAGTCTGTTACGACTGTAAAGAAGACGTCACTGGGTGGAAGCAGGACCTAAACGACTCGGAAGACAATTCCAGATGCCCACGCTGTAAAGCAAGCTTCAGTGTTTGGATAAGAATGTTATGGGGGGAGGACAACTCATGACCATCAACTATTACCCAAGGTTCATACACCCAACGTTTGGAAGCGTAGGCGACCACCTATGCAAGAGCTGTGCAGGTGAAAGAACTATAAGCGAACCAAGCCCAATGACCAAGTGTGACAACAGTCACACACCAACTAAGGAGAGTAACTAATGGCAACACTTACACCGCTAAGAGAACTAGCACCAAAGATTGAGAGAGAAGGTAGGGGCAAGAGCTGGTATGTATACGCTGAGCCCTATGTAGACGCTATGTATTCACTAGACACAGTGGAAGACTATTACTACGAAGACACTGGGTTGAGCATAGTTTTGTATGCACTATCCAACCTTACCTACTGGCGAGGAGAGACAGCTAAAGAAGTAAAGGCACAACTCAAAGCACACCTAAAGCACACCTAAAGTAAGGAAGGAAACAAATGATGAACATCTGGCAGGAGCGTAGAGAGCTACGCAATCAGAAGATAGCTCGCTCTTATGTGAGCGATGCAGTGAACGCCGATAGGAACAAGCTACTGGAGTTCTTCGTAGACACACGAAGGATAGAGAAGCACAACATCATCAAGGTGCTAGACGGCATCAGGTATTCCAAGCCTTGGCCGAAGGGCACAAGCAATGATGATGCGTTCGACCTAGCAATCATGGAAGCAATCGCAATAGTAGAACAGGAGATGAAGTAATGAATACAGTCCAACAACTCATAGACCAACTCAACACGATAGAGGACAAAACACAGGCATACATTGGAGAGGTATGGATAGCAGAAGACTTCAGTTACTTACTTGAAGAGGACTACACCTCGGAGCAACTAGCGGAAGTAAGCAGATACCGCTCGATAGGTAAGTCAATCGGTTACCTACAAGATGAGATTAGTGAGTTCCTAAGCAGTCTCAAAGACAACCAGAAGGAGTAACAATGACTAGCACATACTCAAACTCAAGACGCATGGAAGCAATCGCAATAGTAGAACAGGAGATGAGGTAATGAGCTACGGAGGATGGAAGAACTACAGCACATGGAATGTGTCGATGTGGTTGCACAACGAAGAAGGGCTTACCAACATGATGCTGGAGTTCCTAAGACACAACAGCCCTGTGTATGAGGGGCTAGTTGATTACCTAGAGCTAGGAGATGACATGACACCAGACAAGGTGGCATGGCTAAGCCCTGAGCTTGACCATGATGAGCTGAACGAAATGCTCACACAAGAACAGAAAGAACTACACATGTATCACCAAGAGAGAGGGTTCTAACGATGCACTACCAGCAAGATTCACTAGCAGATGCACTGATAAGTGCGGTGGGTGAGGGGTACTACGTGCAAGTGCTTAGTTTCCATAGAGATGAGCACTACTACACAGTGCTGCACCAAGAAGTAGATACGCTAAGCGATGGCTCGATAGAGAACTATTGGGAAGTGTTTACCTACAGAACTTCAGACGAAGAACTAGTCAACAACACAGGGAGCTTAGACAATTACTCCGAAGCACTCAGGAACTATGAGTGGCACCTCGACCTGTACTACCAAACAACAAGAGAAAGAGGATAACTAATGGCATACGAACCAGGAGTAATCACCTACATGAGTAGGGTGTACGCACACTTGCAAGACCAAGGTGTGAATGTGTGGTACGGAGATGCAGGAGATGACGATGACCTAGCCAAGATGATACTGGATAGGAAAGACATGAAAGACATGCTTGCTTACTGCAAGGAGTATGGCTACCTAGAGGAGGAGGAAGTATGAGCCAGACAGCTTACTTCATGGACAAGGCACAGGCAGAGATGCTAGCCAACCTAATACAAGAGACGATGTCAAAAAGCTACGAGGACTACCAGACCTATGCAGAGCTACAGCCTGTATACCACGTACTAACAAGAGGGTGGACATTCAAGACACCAGACCACGATGAAAGAATGAGGGAGAACAAATGATTACGTATGAGAATGAAGTCTGCTACCAGTGTGAAGCCAATGAAGTGTCTGTGCCTGTAGGTACAGTTCACCCACTGTGTGACGAGTGTAGCTCTGAGCACGATGACTGGTTCACACGACAGCTCGCCAATGTCAGCTGACACCAAGCCCCAACACAAACAAACGCCCGAACAGCATACGTATAGGTGCAAGTCCTATACGGGCACGAGTAGTAACCGCTACTTATACATACACCTAGCAAAGGAATGTAAATGAAAAAGTATGTAACAGATGTAACAATCAGCGTGACAGTAGACGCTAAGGATACAGAGAGTGCGTGGAGCCAAATAAACCAGCTTGCAATCGCTCTAAGAGACCTCGCTGAAGCAATGGATTACAACTCAGAGCTTCAGGACATAGAGGAGCCAGAAGAGATAGAGGAGGACTGATGCAAGAGCGAGTTACTTGGGTTGATTACAGTTGGAAAGACTCAGAGATACCTGGAGACACAAAGGCACAAGTTGTGATTCTGAACGACAGCAACAAGTATGAGCAGATGTCTGCGGACGAGAGCTTCGATGAGCGTATCTGGTTCTACTTCCAAGACGAAGCAGAGTTTCAGCGTGCCTTTGACACAAGCAATGACGAGTTTGAGTTCGTAATTACCAGAGAGGAAACCTAATGAGCAAAGTAACTATTACACACAAAGAGCACAGCGTAGAGATACAGGTAGACACTATGACCTACTTGTATGACCACGCACAATACGCAGAGCTGTTTCATACAGCACTACAGAACCCACCAACGGATGTGGCGTGGCAGTCAACACTTACTCAAGAGATGGTAGAGCACATGTCTGAAGAAGACTTGAGCAACCTAATCGAAGAGCTAGACAGTGCAGTAGAAGACATCTGCACACAGTATGACGAAGACATGAGTGGGCTTTAAGAGTTTCAATCAATCAACTAACTAAGGAGGAAAGACCATGAGCAGCTTATGGAAGAGTAAAAAGAAAGACCTATCAGGTAAGTTCACTATCACCTACAGCATCACGTACAACATGAGCAAGAAGACACTACGTAAGGACTTCCTTGAGTGGTGTGACGATTACGAGCCAACCGTTGAAGCATTGAACGATTGGTTGTCAGATAGATTCATTGACCCTTCAGCAGTAGACCCTAAGGCAACACTAACGATAACTAAGGAGAGTAACTAATGGGAACAAGAGGACTAACTAAAGTATGGAAGGGTGGCGAACTAATCGTTGCTCAGTATGGGCAATGGGACCACTACCCAAGTGCTGCAGGTGTAACCATCCTAGAGTTCTTGCGTGACAAGCAGAACTTAGAAAAGCTACGCGTCAACTCATCCTTGTGCTATTGGATAGAGCAAGCAACCCACGAAGCACTTGTGGGGGAGTTCACTGGTAAGAGTAAGGACAAGGGCTGGATGACATTAGATGAAAGCGACATGTTCGCTAAACAATACCCAACGCTTACTAGAGACACAGGCTATGACATCCTAAGTGTCATAGCTAACAACACCGACCCATTACCTATGAAGAACAGCGACTCCTTCAAGGATGATGACCTCATGTGTGAGGGTATTTACACAGTAGACCTAGACAACAACCTGTTCATTAGTGAGTACGCTCCTTACCCAACAAGAGCATACGAACTAGACAACTTGCCAACTGTAGATGAGTACTTGGCAACCTATAGGGAAGATGCAAACGCCTAACTAGCACCACAGCCAGACCAGCAGACACCGAGGTGCGAGTCCTCGGCTGGCACGACTGACACCCGTCAGTTACAGATGAAAGGAAATGCAATGCACGCAATACTCATGCTATCGCAGTCACCAGTTGGCTTACGCCAGACTGTCATAGCCAAGACAAGCGACCAACACAGGACATTCACTCGTGTCGGATTCGCTCGTGGCTTAGCTGCAACTTGGGCAGAGCTACGAAATGACATGCTCGAAGAAGAGCTGTACTACGAGCCTGTCCTTGGTACTGTCAAGGTCATCGCCATGACAGCTGCCCACGTCAGGGATGTCAACTACATAGGTAGAACACCCAACAATGTGTTGCAAGCGATACTCAAGAACTTGCCACACCAGCTGTCTGCTAGCCCAGACTTGTTGGGGGATGTGTTCATGGACATGCAGTACAACATCTCCAACAACCCTGCCAACCTGACACAGTACATGGCTACAAGCTACCCTGTTCTAGCTACCCCACCTGTTACACCTGTGATACCTATTGCAGAAGTAGTAGAGACACCTGTTGCACTGGCAGTTGAGTTCGATAGACAGCCAAGCCGAGCCCCAACACAAACAACTCCCACACCAGTGCTGGCACTGGCTACCACAGTTGCGGAAGCCATCACCGATAGTGAGACGTTACGTGAGCTTGCGATACTCAGCTCTCCAGAGAAGTTCCTGTACATTGAGCGTAAGTTCCAAGGTGTACTAGAGACTGAGATGTACGACAAGTCCACTAAGCTAAAATGGAATGTGATGCTCAGCGGTGATGCTGGCACTGGTAAGTCATCGTCAGCTCGCAACCTTGCGGTTCAGCGTAACGTACCGTTCGTGGTTGTTGAGTGCAACCAACAGATTGACCTCAGTGTTACACAGGGTCGCTTTGTTCCTGGCCCAGACGGTAAGACGCTCAAGTGGGTGTACTCACAGCTGGCGACAGCAATTCAACAGCCGTCAGTTATCCTGCTCAATGAGTTCACTCGCATGAACCCCAAGTCATCGGCACTCTTTATGAGGATACTTGAGGAGCGAGAGTTGGCAGTTGACACCTTCAATGAGGTACTCAAGATTCACCCTGAGTGCCAGATTATTGCAGATGCCAACATGGGTGGAATGTACAGCGGTACTACTCGTGCAGATGCGGCTTTCCTAGACCGCTTCCTCATGAAGCTACAGTTCGAGTATGACACCGCTCTCGAGTCCAAGTTCCTTCCTTACCCTGCACTGCTCAACTTTGCCAGTGCCATCCGTAAGGCGAGTGACCTAGGTCAGCAGGACTTCACAGTCCCAATGTCCACACGATTGCTCAAAGGCTTCGTGTCTCAAGCACAAGAGTTCAACTGGAAGTTTGCAGTGGAGCGTTTGCTATCCAGCTTCCCAAGTGACACTGGAGAGCGTAACGCAGTCAAGACTCGGCTAGAGGCAGATGCACCTGCAATTGCCCAAGAAATCGGTATCGCAATCAACTAACTCAGAAAGGAATACATCATGGTATACGAAATACAAGAAGCTACACCAAACTACGAACTGGTGCGTGTGTCTCGTGTGCAGTCGATGCTTCGTAAGTTTGCATCCACTGTCTCGGGTTCGCACCTCGACCTGACGATACACACAAGTAGTCACAGCACCCCTTATGGTAACCCACCTGCATGGTCAGATGGTTCAAGCTTCGGACTGTACCACCCCGCAATCCTTGGCAAGGTAACGGAAGTGGACAACTTGGTGCGGCTCAAGGGTCTCACAATCCATGAGCTAGGGCACGTACTGTTTACTCCTCGTAGGCAGAGTGGCTTGACCAAAAAAGTAATTGACAACGGCAATTGGAGAGCGTTCAACATACTGGAGGACAACCGCATTGACAACATGATGGTTGCTCGGCTATCAGGTGTGGCACCTTGGTTGCTGCACACTGTGCTCAAGGAGTTCTTTGAAGGAGAGAACACCAATCACGAGCACCTACTTCCACTGTTGCATGGTAGGAAGTACATACCTCAGAAGATACGTGACCTTTCGGCTCAGGTATACGCACAGCAGGGGTATGTAAAAAGTATTCAAGAGATTATAGATGAATACATTACGCTCAATCTAGGTCGCAAGAATACACATGAGCGTGCTTATCAGCTGGTCGATAGCCTGCATCAGTTGCTCCACCCAGCATCTCCCAACCAACATGGGTTAGACACCTGCTCACCTCCTAAAAACGGTGGTGATGACATGTCAGGAGTAGCTGAACAACAGCAAGCACTTGACGCATCTGCCAAGCAACAAGCTAAGGCAGCAGATGAAGAGTCAGAAGAGACAGACGAGTCTGATACTCCCAGTGATAGTGATAGTGAGGGTACTGGCGATGGTACGCCTCTGTCTCCTACGGAAGAGCTCAAGGAGCAGTTACGCAAGGCTCACACAGATACCGCTACTGACATGGAAGCCGACATCAAAGACATGATACGTTCAATGCGTAATGGTAGCGGTGTGTCTAGCTTTGGTGGAGGAGACCAAAAGGTCAAGCCTTCAGAGGGCACGTTCATGCAAGTCGTATCTCCTGAGATGGTCTCCAATGCACGTGAGTTTACTCGTGTACTTACTGAGCTCAAGTCCTTGTTCGACCCTGCTTGGGTATCCAAGCAAGCAGAAGGCAAGCTCAATGCTCGTGACTTCCTCATGGGGTCTCCGTTAGACGAGGCATTTGACATGTGGGATGACGGCAAGTCAGACGCTAGTGACATCGAGTGCGTAGTACTGCAAGACATCTCAGGCTCCATGGGTAACGTAATGAAAGAAGCCTTTGATGCGATGTGGGGCATCAAGCGTGGCTTAGATAGTATCAACGCTAGTACAACAGTTATTACATTCGGTGACTACTCACGAGTACTGTACTCAGCTGACTCTCGTGCTACCTTGCAGAAGCGTGTGAGCTATGACGGCTCAGGTGCCACTAACCCCACTGAGGGTATTGCACATGCTAGAAGCATCCTTGCGTCTAGTGCTCGTGCCCTCAAGTTGTTCGTTGTAATCACAGACGGATGGTGGCCTGATGCAGAGAGAAACGAGACTCTCATCAGTGAGATTAAGCAGCTGGGTGCACTCACAGGTATGGTGTTCTTATCTAACTCGTGGGAATCAACAGATGAGCGAGTGATAAAGGTACCTACTCATGGATGTGAGGTGGTTGCAGTATTAGATACTCCACATGAAATCACAGGGTTTGCACGACAGCTAGTGTACCTGCAGCAGCAACGAATGATTAACTCTTAATTGCGAAAGGCACACACCTCAATGCGTGTGGGTGTGTGTCTCGCTAGGTAATGTCCTAGCCTGATGAGCATAAGAAAGGAATCAAATGACTACGATAACAATCCCTTACAAGATAGATGAACGTGAGTTTTGGTCATCCATTCTAGGTAGTACAGAGTTTACCGAAGAGTGGTGGCTCAAGATTCACTACGAAGACAACACTAGTTGGGAGTACCCAGGCGTTGTACAAGTTACTGCACTGGATGAAAACAATAGCCCAATCACCAAGAGGCTTACGGTAGAGGAACTACTGGTTGCATACATCCATGCAGTGGACCAAGGGTACCACCACTGTGGTGCACTAGTAAACATACAAGACATGGACTCATGCTCTAGTGACATAGTGCTACAGATAGCTATGTTTGGAGATGTTATCTATGGATAGCAAGCGTGTGAAGTTCTTGCTACGTGGAGCAAGGCAAACCCTGCCCCAACACAAACAAACCAAAGA